GCATAATGGTCATTACGCTGTTGAACAAACTCACTCGGAGTCTTACACAATAATAATCCGCCAATCTCAATGCTGTCTTTAAAACGGCTATTGGGATCTACTAACAATTGAAACTTAGGCTGCTCTTCTACTGAAACTGGCTCCCAGCCTTCTCTCATCTTCGCAGATATGTTACGCGGGTCAGCGTTATTCAGTGTAGAAACACGAATCCAGCGATATGCAAATCCTGGCTGTTTGTCGGGTTCGGGCAACAATTCAGCTGGCATCCACTGTTTAGGACGCTCAGTTGTAGCGCGGGTTTGAATCTCTCTTTGTACTCGGTTTGATGCAGTCATATTAAGCTCCTGTCTTCGCAAATTCCGCAGCATATTGCTCCGGAGTTAATCCTAGTTTCTTGGCAAGCTGTACTTGAGACGCCTTTAGCTTAATCTTTTTCGAAGATGTGCTACGTGTCGCAGGTGCTACCACATTACTAGGCTTGTTTACTCGTTGGGTTGTTTCCTGTTGTTCTTCTTCGCCGAAGTTCTCTGGGAAACGTTTACGCATTGTCGCGTCAATACGTTTGTAATACTCATCAGTCGTAGCATAAGCCATTCCGTTCTCTTTGACTAGCTTTTCGTGCAGTCCAAGAGCAAGACTCGTCATCTCATCATCCTGACCAAACCATGTATTATTTTCTTGCCATGATCTAGCTTTAGTGTCGGGCTGTGGCCTTTGCTGTGCTGTTTGTGGGATTTTTACATCAAATTCTTCTTCTTGTAAAGCTTTTTGTGGAACAAAGCTGTTTACTCGTTGAAGTTTTAGCTTAGCATCAGTCATTTTTTCCTGAGCTTCTAGCAATTTATCTGTATCACCAGAGTCATAAGCCTCTCTGTATTCTTTGCGAGCCATATCTAGCTCACGGTCAGCGGTCTCTTTAAAGGAGCTAACCAACGCCTCATCCCCAGCAGATAAGCGTGTCTTAAGCTTTTTGTTCTCTTCAATAACCTTTTGAGCCAATGAGATAGCTTCTTGCTGTTCACGCAACGCAGATTCCTTAGCGCGGCGCTCATCATTCCAAACCTTCTTAAACTCATTAATCTTCTTTTTTGCAGATTCTGAGTATTCGTCTAGTTCGTCTGTCTCAAGCTTTTTTACAAAATCAGGCTCTGAAGCTTTACGTCCACGGTCTTGCTGGGGGGTGTCGTCTTCAATTTCAATCTCAAGCTTGCCTTCATCTTCAGCATCTTGATTAATCTGATCAACTGTTTTCCCTTCATCAACTTCATCGGGGAACTTAAATTCTTCTTTATCCATCGTAATACTCCTTATTTACGTTTGATTCCGCGCGGATCGTCCACCACGGCTTCTACGTTGTCATCGTTAATGATTCTGAATTCTCGGCCATGAATTACTAGACGTGAACCAGCATTTGGTCTTACTAAAATAAAATCACCTTGTTTGCACCATGCGCCATTAGGAAAGCGAGCCTTATCCTGATAGCAATCTGAACCCATATCTACAACGAATAGAACGGTGGTTAAGACTTCTTCGTGGTGAATCGTAGTGTCAGCTTTAATAATCCCGCTGTCGTACTCTTTTTCAACTTCTGGAATAGCGCAAAGGATGCGGTAGCCAGATGGTTTTGGGAGTTGTGTAGCCTTTTCTTCGTTTGATTTATCCATAAGCGCTGATAGATCTACCGCCTTGGTTAAATCGACTTGGTTACTCATCGTCAGAGTTCTCCATTTTTTGTTTAAGGTCTAATATGTATCCCCTAGCGGTCAGCAGACCTTTAATCTCACCGCAGGTTGCTTTATAAGACTCAAACGTTTCGGCACGTCCGGTTCCTATAAATTCTTGTAACTGCTTAATTTTGTTGTCCACTTCGTCGATTAGGACTTCAAAAGCTGTCATTATTGATTACCTTTCTTTCTAGCATTAATGGCTGTTTTAATGCCATCAGCCTCTTGTTGGTCTCTATGCTTTTTCATATCCAGCTGTAGCTTGGCTTTTGATGCGGCAATTTCTGAACCTACTTTTGTGCCTTCAGCTTCTAGTTTTTCGCCTTCTAGTTGCTTTTTAACCATCAACGCTTGAGTGGCTTGGCGTTCTTGAGCGGCAATTCTTTCCCTCTCAATTTGTTGCTGAGAAGCTTTAAGCTGAGCATCCGTTTGATCCTTAGCTTGTTTACGTTGTACGTCCGCTTCCTTGATTGCAAGTTCTTTCTGCTGCATCTGGATGATCGGATCCTGTTGCTGCTCTTGAGCTTGCTGTTGTGCAGCCTCTGCTTTATTGGCCGCTAATACCTGTTGAGAAGCTTGCGCCACTAAACGAGATATCTGTACTTCATACTCCTCTGGTATCTCTTCATTTGGTTTAGGCAATGGAGCGCCTATTTGCTGTTCAACCATTTGACGATACTTAAAGCCAAAGTGTTCAGCAATATGCGCGTGCATGGCTGCTGTAATCTGGCTTGCGTTTGGATTCTGCCCAATAATCTGAGCTGTTTTTGGGTCTTGCAAGAATGTCTGATGCGCAACAATATGGGCATCTTGGTCCTGATACATGAACGCTTTGACTGGCTGGCTGTTCAATACATCCATGTTCTCTGAGATAGGATCTTTTGGTTTCTGGTCTTCTTTAAGAGCCACCAGCTTTGATGCGTTCTTCACTCCTAAAACATCCAACATCTGACGGTGTAACTGAGCCATGTCGTATAGCTGTGGCGCGCTTTGTGCCAACTGCAATACAGCCTGATACTGAACAATCTTCTGAGCCATCGTTGCTGCGTTTGGATCAGAGACTGGAATGACTGAAACCAAGTCATAGTCAGACTGCTTAGCAAAACGATCACCTTCTACTGGCTCATAGTTGTATTCTTCTGGCGTGTAATCACGGATGATTTCTTTAAGAAGTTTTAACTCTTGCTTCATTGAATAGTGGACGCGCGCCTGAACAGCAGACATCACTTTCAAGGTTCTTTCCAAGATAGCTAATGTTGTGCCGACTGGTGCCTGTGAACTCATGTCGCTAATCTTCATGTCAGCGGCAGAGGCAAAACGGCGACCTTCTTCAACAATAGTACCTAGCAAGCTATACAACACTTGGCTTGGTTCTTTGTATGGAAGAGTCATAACGTTATCTTTAATAACGCCACTTGGTACGTCTACGTCACGGAACTCTCCTGGAGAAATAGGGGTGTCATCGCCTTTGATTCTTAAGCCACGAGCTTTGAAGCCGCCTGGCAAGTTAGACAAAGTACCAGCGTCCACAAGCTGACGGATGATAGAAGTACCAGACTTAGCAAAGGCACCAACTAAATGGATTAAGCCAAAACAATAGAAACCGAATCCTGGTACGTATCCATAATGGACAAAGTGGTTACGCTTCTGTTTAGTTTTGTCTTCTGGGCGCCAGTTGCGACGGATTGAAAGAATGGTCTGTGTGCCTTTTTCAATGGTCACAACATAAGGTAATGCAATGCCATCATCATCTTCATATCCTGGAAGATCTAGGTCAACGTGCATTTCCAATAACTTATAACGGTCATCAGTGGTAGCACTGAAGCCCATCTTTTCTGCAATCTTCTTCTCTACTTCATCTAAAGACCCGTCTGGAGTTTCAAGGTCAACATCTCTATAGAATCCTGAAGACTGCAATCTTCTAACTTCATTTTCAGTCTTGCGCATGATATGAGTCACGCGTGGTGAAGACTCTAGGTTTGATGCGCCATAAGGAACAACCAAGTCTTCTGCTGGGATAAAGATGGATACCTGACGATTCATGCCAGGATCAAAGTAAACCTTTTTAAAGGCGTTACCAGATAAACCAAGCCCCCAACACATGCGCTCATGCTCAGGACGATACTCAACCATCACATCAGTAATCTGATAGTTCATGTCATCTTGAACTCGAGCAGCTGCTTCTTTTTTCTCTTGAGTTTCTTTACCAATAATCTGGGTTTTTACTGGGCCAGATGCCGGCAATGTTTCCATAACTGTCTCAGCTTGGAACTTAACTAGAGCCTCTGATAGTAGCGGGTGGTATACACCGCATGCGCCTTCCCATGGTTCTGTGCGCTCTTCAATTTTCATACCCAACAACTCTAAGCCGTCAACGTATGTTTGTATCCAGTCTTTGCGTGAGCTGATATCTTCTTCGAATTCCCCGATTAAATCACCAGCTAACTCTGCTAATTCACCTTCAGACATGTAGTCAGCTAAGTTTGCTGAAAACTCTTCGTCGCTTTCTTCTTCTTTGCCTATCTCGATTTCAAGTCCATCAATGCCAATACTGACTGATTCAGGATCCTCAATTTCAATTTCGATTTCAGGAACATCGTCCATTAAATCCTCTATTCCTTGAGGGGCTTGATATAAACTTTTTTCGATAGCCATATATATCCTTAATAGTATGCAGCTTTGCGTCTGAATGAGACTATCTCATCCTTTTCGTCAGATTCTAACTTGATAAATCCACCTTTGCGGAACCTAATCAGCGCTTGCGTTGATGAGTCAACTAAGTCATCGTGATCAGAATTTGGAAAAGCAGCCATTTCCTCAATCACTTCCTCAGCCCATCTTGTCCGCGGCGCCCAAACTTTCCCCGAAGCGAATAAATCAGATACAGCGTTAATACGAGCTATCTTATCATTGCCCCTTGTCGGTGTAAACTCTTGAACAGGTATTCCCATGTTTCTTAATTCATATATTAACGGCGCGCCTGAAGCTTTTGCCTCGACAATGAACGCATCTGGCTCATATTCCATGTAATGTTTGTAGGCAACTTCCTTTAACTCTGGAAATTCCATGCGTCTTTTGAACGCGTCTAGCAAAATAACGTGGGCATCATCGGGATTCTCGTTCAAATAGAAGACTCCCCATGTCGTACACGCAGAATAGTCTGATCTTTCGTTTTTGGTGAACGCCGTATCCCATGATTGAATGACAAACTCGCATCTTGGCGGATCTTCATCCTCCCACTCCTTCCACCACTCCCTCTTAACAATCGCCCCAGACTCAGAAGTGGGCTGTTGCATGTACTGAGCGTTCCATTTAGACAACGGAAGTTCATTTCTCAGCGCCTCTAGTTCAACTAAGGGCCAAAACTCAGGCCAAAGTGGGTTGCCAGACGGTAAAATGGCTGGAAAGTCAATGATTTCCCACTCTTCGCCATCTCTTTCTATCGCGGCCTGGAGGATTTTTCCTGTCAAATCTCTCTTAGACCACCGCGTCATAACCACAATGATCGATCCGCCCGGCTGTAAACGCTGGCGTGGGCCAGATGTATACCATTCATACACCTTATCAAACACTGATGGGTCTGTAGACGCCAAAGCAGCCTCTTGTTCTGAGTGAGGATCGTCAATAATCAGTAGATCCGCACCTTTACCAGTAACAGTTCCCCCAACACCAATAGCGAAGTAGTCTCCTCCACCACTGGTCGCCCAGCGCCCCGCCGCTTTTGAGTCTGACTTCAAATGCACATTAGGGAAAATCCTAGAGTAAACCTCACTGCCTACCAAGTTACGTACCTTACGTCCAAAGCCTACCGCTAGTTCAGCTGTGTTTGAACACTGAATAATCTTCTTATTAGGGAATTTACCTAGATACCATGCTGGGAGCATATAACTGGCAAACTCTGACTTTGTATGTCGCGGCGGCATATTAATGATTAAACGTTTTACTTTACCTTCTGCGATCTCTTGGAACTTCTTCGCCATAACTCTATGATGACGGCCGTCGATAAATCCTGGCCACATCTCATGGGCAAATCTTAAGAAATCAGTCTGAGCTTGTTCGCGCTTTAAACTAGCCTCATAGTCTGAAACCATGCGCATCAACTCCTCCTGCTCATGAGGAGGTAACTGTTCTATCGTCTTTGCAATCTCTGTTAAATCCATATCGCTATTTCTACGATCACTATCATCGTTAAGATTGAATACCAAAAAAGAACGTAATAAACCATGTCTATTCTATATTCTTAAATTTAACGTAAGTCGGCCGCACACTGCGCGCTCGATCCTTCACCTTCTTACATGCCCCAATCTTACATAAACATCCAATGATCCTATGGACATTCCCTCTACTCCGATCCCCAGTTATATACATGATGTCATCGATCGACGGACCAAACCCATACTTGATCCACCATTCATCAATCACTAAGAAGATTTCTTTTTGGCGTGGCGTCATACCCCCTACCCCTTTGCTTTCCAATTATTGACGGGGGGTGTTTCGCTGGGAGCGCCATCTTCATTATCTGAATTTTTTACTACCCCCACCCCCTCCGTTTTGGAATCATCATGGGGGGTGTTTTCCTGTGGAGTACTGTAACTTGTTTCAGTACAGTTTTTTTCCTGTGTAAAATCAACATCTTGCGAGTCCGATTTCACGGAGTGGTCACTAACATTGGTTTGGGACTGTGATTGAGTGAGTGGAATACTATGCGTATATGTATCCTGTAATTGGGTGGCGGTTTCGGGTGGTGCCCCCTCGGTGGGGTCTTCATCCTGTGGATTTTCTAGGGGCGCCCCTTGCCTTATCTCTTCTAGCAGAGAGTCCGCGCTGGTATCGTTTACGTCTGTCACACTCCCAGCTGTGATGGTCTTGAGCTGAGCCATGAGGCGCGCGCGTATGTCCGTGCTGTGGTTTATTACTGTGGTTTCTTTTCTGTCGATGAACGCGCCAACTTCTGCGACCTTGCCCAAAAGTTCTAGGGACTTGATGCGCTGGGCGTCGTTCACCTTGGTATTGAGTGCCATCTTAGTAAGCTGATGGATAACGAGCGCCCTCAATTGAGCGGGGTTTCGATATTTCTCAGCCTCTATTGCCTCCCTGTACGCCTCTATTTCCAGCGCAACGTCGGGGCGAAGACTAAGACGGCTCGCCTCATTCCCTACTGTCTTGCTACTCCCCTCGCTGTCATAGCTCTCTCTATATGCTTGGGCTTTAGTTTTACCCATTGCAACATTGCGGGCGAATTCTCTTTGCTTGGGTGTGAGCTTGTCGGATGTCTTGACTCCTAGGATGAGTGCATCCATCGGGACTGTGTTTAATCCCTCTCTTATCTGCTTACGGGTAAGTTTTGCCATATGTGAAAGTATGCGCGCTTTTTGGTTAGTAGTGAGCGCCTCATTCTATCCAGCTGGACGGGAACAAAACGCGAATGTGGAAAAGATACACGGGAAAGCATCACGGCGCAAAAATCCACAATCGAGGGCGCGGGAGTATTTACCCCTCATATATCCATCATATGACCAGCTGAACCAGTGAGATATTGGCGGGCTTTTCCGCATCACTGGAGAGCTTAATACCCGACTAAATCATAGGGGCTTGCAGTCACACATGAAAGCGGGCATCATATAGGTGTTGTATGTTTTTTTTATCAGGTGTGAACGGCTTAGAGCCTTATATATAAAGGGGTTAAACGATGAAAACAAATTACT